CAGAAGGCCATACCTTATAACGTGACTTGACCTTATGATAACAAGCGTCCTTTTCGCCTTTTGCTTCGTTTACGGTTTCTTCTGTTGCCACGTTAATTGCCTTCCCTGAACGATTTGGATTTGGATCTTTTCTATTCTTACGACGGAATGCTGCCTCTTCTTCATCTTTGGAGAGAGCACGTTTCATCTTACTTGAACCACATTTTGGTTTTGTGGTTTGACCTGGTTGCTTAGCACATGGTTTGCCAGCATATTTTCCACCAAGTTGAACCCAACCAGGTTTTCCGTCAGAAGACTTGCTTTTACTAAACCAATCACGTAAAGATGAGTCGCCGCTCTTATTCGCCATTTCCAGAAAAGAGTCTCTTTTTATTTATAGATTAACTAGCGTTAAAGGATCAGAAGTTATGGTGGCAATACCAGAATTAATTTCTATTCTATTACTTTCAAAATTTAATCTTTTTGCAGATCCAATATCAGTTCCATCACTAGAAATACCAATCTGAACCCCACCATTTTTTTCGCTGATGAGTTTAGGCATTTGCTGTCTCCAAAACAGAAACAATAATTTTTAAAGTTGAATCTGCACCAGCACTTGCGACTAGATAATCGCCGGTTTCTAGAACTAACTTTCCATCCATAGGAACGTATGCATCATTAACTGGTACTTCTGCTTCTTTGATAATTTCAGTTGTGGTGCCACCTCTTACATGGGCAAGAGTTGTTGTAGTTGCAGCAGCACCATAGTTTGTAATGTGTGCGTACAAAACAATTCCAGTATATCCATTTGGTGCAGTATATACTGTTTGATTGCCTGTCGTGAGTTCTAAGGTTTCTGTTTGAAACCTGTTAAGTGCGAGTGCCATTCTAACTGAGTGCTAAGATAAAGGGAGTCATTTCTGAGAACAAACTTCTAGTGAAAGCTCTTCCACTAATCGTACCAGTGCTTTGATTGATCTGTAAGTTGTCTCCAATTCGGAAATTACCTGCCTGATCAGTGCTGGTATAAACAACTCGTCCACCATTATCGGTGAAGACTTCATTTGCCTGGATGGTCACGCCACCTCGTTTTGGTGTGGCAGACTGAATTATGTTTCCAGAACCGATATATTCAAATGTATGTGAACTAGCAACAACTCTACTCAATTGATGGAAATATGCTGTTGTACCAGAACTTACAACATTATTTAGATTCTCTTCCAAGGTTAGGGTTGAAATACCACTAATTGTTGGTGTAGAGCTAGCAACAGTATAATAAATCGGTTCCATATCCGCAGTTGCGGTTGCCTGAGTACCAGAAGTTGGTGCATCAATTGTAATCGTTGGAGCAGAAGCAAATTGATTGCCACCAGAAACCAAGGTAATTGTATCGATTCTGTCTCCATCAAGAGTAGCAAAAGCAGTTGCTGCTGAACCACTAGGACCTGATGGGAGATCAATAATTACGTTTGGAGTTGCCGTATATCCAGTTCCAGCGTTAGTGAGAGTGATCGATGTGATTGTCTGGTATAGTTGATCAAAGTAAACTCCTTGACCATCATAAGGTCTTGCTGTTCCAAGACCAGAAATAGCAATCTGATTTTGATTTGCGGTAGTGGTTGCAGCAGCAACAGCACTTGTAAATGTTCTGATACCAACTCCCCTGGCAACTAGACCATAAGTACCAAAACTACAATTGCTGTTGGCAACGTCTGCTTGACCACCAGCATCACAAGTAATTGCTTCGTTGCAGCAAATAGTAAAGATGGAAACTAATTGAGCATATCCTTCATTAGTTACAGCAATGCCAACTCCACCCTGGTTGTATTGGGTAAATGAGTCAAAGTTCATAGACTTCAACAGAGGTGCCTGATTTCCATCAATGCGAGCACCAGTTCCTGTTGTGGTATCACTAGTGCAGTTTTGAATATATGGACCTTTCCACTTACCACCACCCTGGTTAACAGCAGCATCGGCAGTTGGGAATGCGATTGCAGCAGCAGGTGCTCTATGTCCACTGAATGTCATGTTTGCAATCTTCGATGCCTTTCTGACATGGAAAATATCACTAGTTGCGTTGTTAGGAACGACGGTAACAGTTCTCTGATCATCGCCAACAATCGCGCAGAATGCTGGAACTTGAATTGGATTGTCCTCAGCATAGTTGCCAGCAAGAACTTTAATGACTGTTCCTGTGGTAGCAATGCCAGCAGCTGCCTTGATAGTTAATTTGGCATTATCGATAGATGTTCCATTGTTACTATCATTACCATCCTTGGCAACGTACAATACGTTTGGTGCTGAGTTAATACCAGTCGCACTTGCATTAATGGTGACATTATCACCAAGAATGACCTGCGAATTAGTAATTGTGACAATACCAGTCGTAACTGTATTGTTTTCACCATCAATAGTAACTGATCCCCTACCAACAGTCAAAATGCCAATAATTCTTGCGTCTCCGTCAACAAGAAGTGCAGTAGTTCCAATACCAATAGTAACTGTTCCAATACCATTGGTAGCACCCAGAGTACTGATTCCAGCAACATAAAGATTTCTTTGAACCTCTACATCTTGTCTGGCGGTGATAATTCCTAACGAATCAATATTTGTTACATCATCATAGGTAATCGTTCCCGCAACTGAGATGTTACCAGTAATTTCTGCATCACCAACAACATAGAGAGAAACTCCCGCTTTTGCTGATGTGGTAGCAATACCAACAGATTTAGTTGTGTGAATACCAACACTATCAACACCCCAAGTACCTGCTGCACCAACTGCTCCTCCTGTTCCAAAGGCAGTGCTAGCAATACCAACCCACTTAGAGCGAGCAGCATCATAAATCAGCAGTTTGTTATTACCTGTTGCCTCATCAAATTCGACATCATCAAGATCTCGGATGAATCCAGCTCCACCGCCACCCATTGTTGACAGTTGAGTTTGAACTCTATTGATGAAAATTCTATAATGCTCTGCCAAATCTTTCAGAGTGGCAAACTTTTGATCCATCGGAGTGAGTGGATCTTGTCCTGTTCCAATGTTTTCGGGTTCATCTGGTGGTTCAGTTAGGAGATAGTTCTCCTGCAAGTCCTCAATCTTTTCTTGATTGACTTGAATCTGCTCAACAATCTCTCTTAAACTCTCAAAGTTTTTGAGTTCTTTTCTAATTTTGTTGAGTTCTTCTTCATAAAACTTTGGTTTAGGAATTTTAGAAATTTTTGTTTCTAAACTCTCAATACCTTCATCCAATCTAATACCAAGAGATTCATTTTTCTCTTTGAATTTTTCCTCTAATCTTTTTACCGTTTCGTTGGTTACATCGATAAATTCACCAACTTCACTCTCAACTTTTTCTGAGATGACAATTTCAAATTCTTTCTGATTCTCTTTTAGTTTCTTTTGGAGATTCCAGATAATACTGGACTGCTCTTTTAACTGACCAAAAATTTGATCTTTAAGCCCAGATACTCTGCTATGAACTTCTTTAAAATCTGTTTTAGTTTCAAACTGTAAAACGTCCTTTTCTTCTTGGAGGCGATTTAATTCATCCTCAACTTGTTGAGTTACAGTTTGGATCGAATCTCTAACAATACCAAAGTTTTCTCCAATTTCATTAAAAGTCTTTCTGACATTTACATACCACGAAAAATCTGGAACATCATTTGTTTCATATACCCAACGAGGTATATCTGGAACAGACTGTTTTACTTCTTGAAGAGTGTTACGTAATTCTTCTAGTTCTGTTTCGTAATATCTGACTTCTGGTACAACTGGTATTTCTGATTTGACTTGATCAATAATCTCACAGATTGCTTCCAGTTCTTTATCGTAGTTTTTAATTTCAGGAATCTGTGGGATGTCTCTACGAACATCATTAACCATCTGGACAAGGGCTGCCCACTCTGGTGCCTGAACAACGTCAGTCACCTCAATTTTTGGATTTCCCTCAGCATCATCGATGACCTGAGTTTCCTCCTGAATATTTTCTTTCATCATAAAGTCTTCGACCGAAGGAAGTTCTTCGGTCTGCCCAACGATATCTTCAATAGATGGTAATTCGTTATTATGTTCCTCGGGCATTTTCGTCACAACTTTTTTATCTATTTATTTTGTGACTTTTGTGCTTCTTTTAGCATCTTTGTGAGATCAGCAGTTGACCCAACAAATAATGCATTTGTGACATTAGTTGGTCCTTTGGATACTGATTCTTCTTCAACATCTTTTAGTTTCTTTTGGAGATCCATCAGTTTATCAGTCGCATCAGAAACACTCTTAATCAACTGACCAGCAACCTCATATGCTCTTGGCATCTCACTTTCTTGTGCGAGTTCAAGAATACCATTAATAGCTTCCTGACCTTTCTCAATAATACTGTAAAGGTTACCTCTGGTATACTCGTAGTCCTTTCTAACCTCAGACTTGTCACGATCAATAGGAGGTTTTGCAATCTTAACCTCCTTTGTCGATTCGACTATTTCACCTGCAACATCAAAGGTGTCGTTTAGATCATCAAACTTCATGACATGTCCGTGCTAAAATCTTGGAAGAATGATGTTGTCTCATTGAAACCGAAGTCATCTCCAACTTCGATGAGAGCATCATCCGCAGCATTCAAGATATTGACTCCCGATCCCTTAACATGATCCGCAGCAATGGTTCCATCTCTACCACGCTGAACTTTTAGATTATTACCATCAATGGATACAATGTACATCTCCTCATTGTTGATAGTAATATAAGTCTCTGCGGTAAACGGAGAAGTATCCGTCAGAGTGAGGATAGTTTCGGTGCTTTCAATATCTTCATCAAGATATGCTGATGCATCACCAACATAATTTTGTGTTGCTCTTGGAGTTACAGTATAACGAAGTTCTCTTCTTGGATTCTTAACATCCAAGTTGGTCATATAATTAAGAGTAGCCTTCTTGATAACACCAGTTGCCTGATCAGGAACAGGACCGAACAGATAAGTCTTGGCAGTAAATTTAAGAGTATAGATCAGTGCTCTTCTTGTGGCAAAATCGCCTTCATAATCATCAGTAAAACCTACTGAATCTAATACGATTGGAATATCTCTTTTTTCGTTAATGTCTCCAACCAAAGTTACGGTTACATTATATGAAGGTTGGAAATATGGAAGAATCTGTTCAACAATTTGAAGAGCATCATCATTCAACTTAGTCATAATGCTAAGTTCAAAGTCCATATTGTATGGCACAGGCATATATGCCTTTTTGATTGTTGATTCGGAACCAACCTTCTTTGACAAAAATGTTTGAGTTTGAGAAACTTTTCTTGAAGGATCGTATGTCAAACCAGTAAACTCAAATGACA